TTTAACATACTTTTGTAATTGTGCCGATGCAGCTACTGCAATCGTTTGTCTTACATCTGTTTGCATTTATTCTCCTAATCTTGTGAGCTCCCGAAGGAGCTCACATTATTTATTTATTACGCGTTAGCAAAAGGTGTTGCTATAGTTCCTGATCCTATTAAACCAGCTCTAACAAAGTATTTAGCGCTTGCTATTGCAGTACATTCTATCCAACTGCCAACGATACCACCTGTTGTAGTACCATTAAAAGTCATGACATCATTAGCTGCTGCAGCCAGGAATGTTTCTCCTGTTTCTTCACTGTCAATACCAGTATAGACAGCACCGACAAATTTATCGGTCCCATCCGTATAGATATCCATGTCTGTTGCTAAAGTTTCTACCCAAAATAGATAAGTACATCCAAGATTACTTAACACGTTGTAATCGTTTGCTCCAGCTACAGCTGATGAACTTCCCGACGTAATTGACGGTAAAGTAAATTTACCTGATGCAGCATTGCAAGTTAAAATTCTACCTGCATGAGCTGCAACTGTTAAAGTTGCAGTTGCTGTTAAGCTAATGACTGCTTTAGGTCCGAAACTAATAAAACCATTTAATGATCTTACTGGTCCCGAAAACGTTGTATTTGCCATATTATCCTCCTAGTTTATATGATGTAGTCTCTAGGCCGTCGACTATACTCGTCTACATCAAATTAATAATTGTATAGTAATTAATCTATACCCCAAATTTAAATTTGGCGCAAGTGATCCTATGGGTTTTGTATGATTTTTGATAGCGCTTAAGTGGCTATCGAAACTTGGGCCTTGGCTTCGGCTATTTTTGTCTCACGAGTATCTGCAACAAATTCTTGAGCCACGATCTCTTTAATAATATCCTGGATTTTTCTATTGATTTCAATCATTCGGATATTATGCTTCCCTGACTTCAGGTGCTCCTGTTGCCACTCGAGTTCCAAGGACCTCTTTGTAGTGTATAGGTCTTCGGTCATTACTATCCTCCTCATTGGTTATCCATTTACCAGCTTTGCTAGTAAATCCATCTTTCTCGAACTTTACCTCATTTTTTCCCAGCTTGTCAAGGATAGAATTTTCTATATCTATAGCTGTATCCTTACACTGGACATTAAAGTCAGCATAATAGCCGTGATATCGAATTTGAATTCTGAAGTTTTTCATAGGTAATTTCTTACTTTATAGTCGAAATGAGGCGGTTTTGAGGCCGCCTCATTAATTTGTTTTAGTTGCTATTACGCACCTGGTGATCCGAAGACACCACGCCAGTCAGACCAGCCGAAGCTGTATCTTTCTCTAGCTTTGTATCTAACGTTACCAGTTTCAAAATCGCCTTCCATAGCAGTTTTGATTGGTGCTCTAACAAAGTGTTTTAGTCCGTTAGGAACATCTGTTTTAATGAACCATGCGTCAGTATCTGTTAAATAGTGATTAACCACATAACCTTGTGGAATCACATTCATAGATACAACAGCACTGATGTCATTATCAGCTGTTCCAGTTCTACCGACAGATTTTAATAATCTTTCAGCAGTAAATTGAAGTGCAGAAGGAACAATCATTTTTCTTCCTTGAGCTGCAATTTTTAAACCTCGTTCATCAGTTAGCGCAGCAATGTCAACCATTGCTTGCTCTAATGAAGTTTCGTTTAAGTCTGCTGCAGTTGATAGTTCATTTTGTTCTGTACCAGACACAATTACGTGTGCTGTTGAACAAAGTTCTAAACCATCTCCGCCTGTGTATGAACTGTTAAACGCTCTATTAAGAACGTTTGCTGCTTTAACTTGTTTAGCATTAGCCATAGATCTAGCTAGTGCTTTTGTATATCTAGACGCAAGTCTATCATACAAATTGTCTTCAATCGCTTCTTCAGTAATTGAAAACGCTAAAGCAAGCGTTTCATGCGTATAACGAGCTGTAAACGTTTCTTGCGCAGCGTCATAATTGACTGCTGAACCTTCCGGTTTAACACCAGCATTCGCGAATCCTGATAACATTACTTCTTCTTCAAAAGCTCTGTCTGAATTTTCAGTATCGAAAACAGCTGCATGCTCGTTAGCATAGTTTTTGTACTCCAGGCCAAATAGTGCATTTAAACCTGGCTCTAGTTCTTTAACTAGTTGTGCTCTTGATATAGCCATTATTTTATACTCCTATAGTCCTGTTATTAAGTTATATTTATGTTCCCCAGTATTCGCAACTACATAGGCGTTAGAATTTGCCGCTGTTAAGTCTTGATTATCGGGATCTTTAGAAGTTCCAATTTGAGTGAACGTTCCAGTAGCTGTAGTTGTATAAGTAGAAGTATCAATCTCTGAACTTGATTGTCCATTAATTGTACTACCACCTGTACCTACGTAATCATGGTTCGCATGAGGGTTATTCGCAGTCGTAGCGGTGCCGTCATGTTGGCCTTCAAAGATAATTTGAGGGTCTGCATAAACATTAGCAACTATGTCAGAAGCTGTAATGCTTCCTGGATAGTATGCTTTCCATGTTGGTTTACTTGATGTTGGATCTGTATAGAAACAACCGTTAAACACTCCAATGTATTGGACTGCACTAACAGTGCCTAAAGTGATCTGACCACCAACAACCCCCATGACAGGGGAACCGGTATAAATTACCTTTGTAAGACCAGAAGCAATTAAATATTCTTCTGTTCTAGGTGTTCCGCCTGATAAATGCCTTACAGCTCTAAAGCCGAAGGCAGCGTCTTGATTTGCCATGTTTATCTCCTTAGTTAATAAAATTTCGTTGGGTAAGAATCGCTAATAAATTAGTCTTTCTTAGTACCACCGAAGGTTACACGGGACTGCCTCTCAGCATTGATCGGCATTCCTGGGTGCTGTTCCTTCATGAGATCGCTTTCAATCGCGTCGTCTTTGTCTTGAGTAATTTTTCTAAAATACTCATCGCGCGCTTTGACAATCTCTTCTGGTATCCTTGCCAGCAACAGGCCACCAACTCCGATTACCCCTTTGTATTTGCCTTCCGTCATCACTGGATATTCAGATCCTGGAAATTCATCAGCTCTTACAAGCTCGTATCCTGATCTTAGTCTGCCAGCTATGTTCTTTGTATCTGTAAAGCCCATAGTTTCAGCTCTTATCCACCTGTGATGAAATCCTGCAGGTGCAGGGGGTGCATCTAAAGATGATGGTGGAGTCCAAACAACTTTTTGAGCAGTTTTTGCTCGGGTCTGGCTCGCACGGGAAGTTTTTATTTTTTCGTTTGTCATATGCTTATGCCTCCTTCGTGATTTTTAATTGTTTCGCATATTCTTCAAGTGGCACACCTAATTTTTTAGCAATTGCTACCTGAGATGAAGTGAGTCTCATAGTTTGGCGACCTGGTTTAACACTTCGCGTTGCTGATGCAACTGTTTGTGTCGGTTTAGTCGTTCCTTCCGATAGTTCTTTTCTACCAAATTTATGTGGGAAGTCAAGTCTCATTCTCTTGTCTATCTCAGAATAATATTCGTTAGAATGTGGGTCGAAGCCCTCTTGTTTAGTTAACTTCTCGTGTAAGTCAAATGCTGTGTAAGTCATGGCATTATCTTTACCAAACCATTCATTCCTATCGGCCCATTCTTCTGCTTTTGGATCAGTAGGTGGTGCTTGAATTGCTTGGTTTAAAGATGGAGCTCTTACTTCCGTTTGTTTAGTCTCAGAAAGTTTATTTTTAAGAGTATTAACTCTTACTTCTTCCATTCCAAGTCTACCAATCTCTTTTTGTGCATCAACTTCAGCATCTATATCACCTGCTTCTCTAGCTCTCATAAGCTTAGATTTAGCAGCTGCTAGACCTGAAATAACTCTATTCTCAACCGCAGTTACATAACTTGGCTCTAATTTAGCCATTCTAGTTTTCAATTGAGAAAGTTCTACTTGACCACCTCTGGCATAATCTAAAGCGGCTTCTTTTTGTCTTTCCGCTTCTCGCCATTTTTTAGTTAACTTAGAAATTCTCTTTTGAACACCTTCACTGTATTGTTCTAGTTCTTCTTTTTTCTCGTCTACTTTTGTCTCTTG